CCACCTAGACGGCGCGCCTCCGGAGAGCGGGGCTTTCTCCTCTGTCGCCTACGTCACAACAACACCACCCTGCGATGACCCGGAGGTCGCGTCGTCATCTCCGTGGAAGATTTCCCGTGATGTTGGAGCGATCCTGGGGGACGGCGGGCAGGTCGTTCCAATGAACTACGACCCGTACACCCCCGAGGTCGGCCAGCAGTACGAGTACCACGAGGGCGGATACATGGCCGTCGTGACCATCCTCGAGGACCGCAGCGAGCCGAAGTATCGAGCTTGGCTGGTGCGGGTGGATCGGCCCATCGGCCCGTGGCCGTCAGACGACGCAACGTTTGAATACGGGTACGCAACCGAGTACGGCTACCGCCCCGGAGAGTTCTGGCCGCTCGACACCGGCAATCCGTTTCAGCCGCCAGAGGTTAGGCGCGAGATTGCGAAGTGGATGCGATGACGCCAGATCAGCAGAGCAAGCCAGTCGAGAAGCACATCCACGCTTGGATTACGACCTACGAGCTGGTCGGACGCATCACTGTCTCACGGTGCGCTTTTCGTACCTGTTCAGGCGTCGCCGTACATCAGTGGGAGAAGGCTAACCACGTCGTCACCGTGTTCCCTAACGGCGATGTGGAGATCCTGCCGTCATGACTGCTCAGAGAACTACGAGCACTGACAGCACAGCGGCGCGCAAGTTTACCGTCCAGTTCCGGTTCTTCGGGCCGTGGCTCCATGTCCGCACGTCGATCGACTGGACGTGGCGAGATGTGGTGCGTTCGCCGCTGTGGCGGGCGCAGCGCCTACCGATCTGGTGCCGCTTCGTGGGCCACTGGCCGACGAGCTGTGGCTGCCCGACGGGGCCGACGTACTGCGCTCGGCAATGCGGGGTCGTGCTATGAGTTTTACAAGTTACAAGTGCATCGGCTACGGGACCGAGCGGTGCAGCAACGCCGCCACGAACCCACAGGACAAGCCGCTGTGGTGCGACTACCACGAGCGGAAGCGTCGGGATCGCATCTCCGCCGACCTCAAGGGACTGCTTCGTGACTTCAAAGCACTGACCCGTGACTAGGGAGGAAAAAGTGAGCGACAAGAAGCACTGCAACGGATGCCACGACACGCCGAACGAGTTGTCGCATCAAGCACACCGAGACCAGCCGGACTGCTGCTGTTGCTACGAGCACCTGCGGCGGTACGCGAGCTATGACGTGACGGTCCTCGCTTGACTGACAAGGTGTTCGGTGAGCAGTGCTAACCGTCGGCAGCCTCTTCTCGGGAATCGGGGGGATCGACCTCGGCTTGGAGCGCGCCGGCATGAAGGTGCTCTGGCAGGTGGAGATCGACCCGTGGTGCAGGGCCGTGCTGGCGCGGCAATGGCCGGAAGTGGAGCGGTTTGAGGATGTCCGAAGCGTTGGTGCAGGAAACCTTTCCAGAGTGGACCTCATCGCCGGAGGATTCCCCTGCCAAGACATCAGCCAAGCCGGCAAGGGCGCGGGCATCAAGGAAGGCACCCGCTCCGGCCTTTGGTTCGAGTTCGCTCGAATCATTCGCGAGCTTCGACCGCAGTACGTCCTCGTGGAAAATGTGCCCCTCCTTCGCAAGCGGGGGCTTGGAATCGTCCTCAGTGACTTGGCCGCGTGCGGGTATGACGCGGAATGGGATGGCCTTCCAGCGGCGGCCGTTGGTGCCCCTCACCGACGTGATCGGCTCTGGCTCGTGGCTCACCGGCAACTCCCGTCATTCGGTCCCGACGCCTACGACTACCGATGGATTTACAGCGAACCTGAAAAGCTCACAGCAAACGAACGGGCTTATGCACTCCGTTACGTTGCCCCAGTGGGTAGCGATGTGGCCGACGCCAACCGTTGGCGACTCGCGAAACTCGCGCAACGCCACGGCGAATCGTTCCTCGGGTTCCAGGGCTCATTCAGGGACAACGTTGAGCGATACGGTCTTCAAGAGCGGTGGCTCACTGAACCCAGCGTGGGTCGAGTGGCTCATGGGGTACCCAATCGGGTGGACCGCCTTAGAGGACTGGGTAACGCCGTCGTCCCGCAAGTCGTCGAGTGGATCGGCCGGCGCATCGTCGAAGCGGAAGCGGAAATCAGCAGTGTTTGAAAGCGACAGAACGGATGGGCAGATAAGCCTGCGATCAGATGAGAAGCAATTACATGACCGCTGATGTTCTTGTCCACGCGAAGGAGGTTGCTGCCTACGCGACCGACAGCGATGACACGAGGTACTGCCAGAGCGTGATCGTCGCGCTGGCGGCTCGCCTGGAGGGGGCAGAGAGCATCCTGCGGGAGATTGCCGACATAGACCCGAACGCCTACGCCGCACTCTCGGAGTTCCGAATCATCCAGCGTGATGCCGCGGCCTATCAGAATCAGCACTCATCGGAGCCGAAATGAGCGTCGCCAACGAGCATGACTGCTACTGGCGGCGCGAGGCCCACCTGTTGACGAAGGAGCGGGATGAGGCCGTCGAGTGGATTGGCGTCGTTGGTGAGGAGCTTGCGCTGGCCGGGTTCGGTCCTGGCGATTGCGAGGTGTCACTCGCTCATATCCGACTCCTGCTCCAAGAGCATCGGCTGGTCATGGGCCATCAGAACCTGAACTCAACAGAGCAGACGCCGACCGAGAAGCTGCGCGACCGCTACGCCTCGGTACTGAACGAACCACCTGACCGGGACTCAGCCGATCAGCCCTGCGGCACTCGCGCTGACTGCTACTGGGTGCAGGCACTAAAGCCAACTGACCCGACATTCTCTGATCGTGAGGCTGAATGAAGATTCTCGACTTGTATTGCGGTGCTGGTCTAGCGGCTGACGGCTACACGGCGGCTGGCCTGTGGGTCGGCCTCGGCGTAGACATCAAGGCCCAGCCGCACTACCCGTACTCGTTCGTGCAGGCTGACGCGCTCGACATCCTGCGCTCAGACTTGCCCGAGCAGTTCGATGTGATCCATGCCTCCCCGCCGTGCCAGCTCTTCACGCGAGCGAAGCACCTACGGGACGCACAGGGCAGCAAATCGAAAGAGACCATCGACTACCTCACGCCGACATTGGCGCTGCTGCGCGAGCGGTGGGCGCACAAGATGTGGATCGTGGAGAACGTCGAGAACGCGAAGCCGCTGATGCCCGGAGCAGTGCGCGTCTGCGGCTCCGCCTTCGGACTGCACGTCCAGCGTCATCGGCTGTTCCTGTCGAACGCCAAAATCCTCGGGACTGATTGTCTGCACTTCAACTTCCCACTGGACCCGATCACCAACAAGCCGCGTCCGTGGGGCGTCTACTACGCGAAGGGCGACAACATCCCGCACGGCGGACGCACTGCTGTTGACGTGGAGCACGCCAAGCACCTGTTCGGCGTAACGCGGCGGGTGACATGGGATGAACTCAAAGAGAGCTTTCCTCCCGCGTACACGGACCACATCGCGAGCACGCTAAAGATCGCGGTGGCCGCGTGACGTGCTCTTGTAAGGCGTACTTCGGGAAGCGCGACGAGTGAAAGATCACGTTGCTCACGTCGTGTGGTTTCCCTGCGGCAAGCACGGGCTGGCCTGCGAAGGCCACGGGCGTCTGCTTCATTGGGGCGACTGTCCGGTCTGCCGCGCTGATGCGCGATCAGAGAAGCCATGAAGTGGCTCATCCACTTCTTCGCCTGCTGGCCGCACCGCGAGTTCTTTCCGGCCTCGCGGATGAACGCTTTCTACAGCTGCGAGTGCAACCGTGGATGCTGCGGGCCGTCAAGGCGTGTTGGATGAGCTGGGACTTGCAGCCCATCGCGGAGCGCGTGCAAGCGATCTCGGCTTCGGTAGAGGTTGATACCCTCCGCGAACCGACTGATTGGAGGTTCTGAGAGCAATGAAGGGTCGTCCATTCGTCTATCTACTGCCTCGGCGCTGGTGGTGGTCAGTCGGGCGCAACGCGCCTTACTTCACGGTAGGACTTTGGCTGTTGTCGTTCGGCTACTTGCGGCCAGAGGAGGACGTATGAGTCAGGAGAATGCGGATGGCTGCTAGCGAGCTGACCGCTGGGCCCGAAGTCATCGAACTTGCCCGCAGGCTTGGCGTGCCGATGGGCGTCGGCCTCGATGGGTCGTGCTGCGAATGGGTCAAAGATCATGCTCCGTACCACGGGCTGAACTGTTCGCTGGCCCGCGCCGAACTGAGGGTCGTCGCGCTAGAGGAATCTCTGCGGCGACTGTCGGACGAGTCCCGAGCTTTCGGCCACGATGACTGCAAGTCGGAGATGTGCGCGACCCTCCGTGCCTGTGACATGGCTGACGCGCTGCTCGAAGGCTCTGCTGATACGCAGAACTCAAAGCACTCGGATCCTGCGTGATTTTCCGCCGAGTTTCAGCGAATCCAAAGCGCAAGCCACGCAAGCGCATCTCCGCGCGTCCCAAGCGCACCACGCTCAGACGCAAAGCGGACGCGCTGTTCTCGCTCTACGTCAGACGCAACGGCTACTGCGAGCGATGCGGCGCGACCGAGGGGCTTCAGTGCAGCCACTACATCAGCCGCAGCTACTACGCAGTGAGGTTCAACCCGCTCAATGCGGAGTGCCTGTGCATGAGATGCCACAAGTACCTCACCGAGCACCCGCTCCAAGCTGAGGACCGCTTCGCTCTCCGTGTCGGGCCATTGGTGCGCGAGGAGCTGCGGCGCATCGCGATTGCGGGTGGCGCGCCGGACTACCTCGCCGTGATCGCGGACCTCAAAGCGAAGCTCGCGTGAGGTCGGTGTGGACGGACGCCGTGGTGTGCATCACCGGAGGTACGGGCAGCTTCGGCAACGCCTTCGCGCAGCGCATCCTCGAAGAGCCGGTGCGATCCATTCGCATCCTCTCCAGGGATGAGTTCAAGCAGTCGCAAATGGCGCAGAAGTTTTCCGACCCGCGGATGCGTTTCCTCTTGGGAGATGTGCGCGACTCCCAGCGCCTACGTCGCGCACTCGATGGCGTGTCGCTTGTCGTCCACGCCGCCGCGCTCAAGCAGGTGCCGGCGGGGGAGCGGGATCCGCTCGAGTTCGTGAAGACCAACGTCCAGGGCACCGCCAACGTAATCGAAGCCGCGCTGGATGTGGGTGTGGAGCGGGTGATGGCGCTATCGACAGACAAAGCCGCCGCACCCAACACGCTCTATGGCGCGTCCAAGCTGATGGCGGAGAAGATGGTCCTTGCGGCCAACGACTCCTATGGCCAGAAAGTCGCGTTCGCGTGCGTGCGCTACGGGAACGTTGTGGGCTCACGGGGCTCGGTCGTGCCCATCTTCATGGAGCAAGCGAAAAGCGGAACGCTGACGATCACCGATACGCGCATGACGCGTTTCTGGCTGTCGCTGGGTGATGCGATCGCGTTCGTGAAAGACCGTATCGAGGAGATGCATGGCGGAGAGCTCTTCGTACCGCGTCTACCTTCGGTCACCATCACTGATCTGGCCGCGGCCATCGCCCCGACCGCCAACGTCGTGGTGACCGGCATCCGTCCAGGCGAGAAGCTGCACGAGCAGATGGTGACCTTCGATGAGTCCCGTCATGCCTTCGACCGCGGCGACTACTTCGTGGTGAACGGAGCTACCCGTACCGGGCCTGAGTTTTCATATTCCTCCGATGGCAATGAAGTTTTCCTGTCTCCGGTGGAAATCAGAGAGCGCCTACCGTTGGCGCTCGCGCAGGCCGCATGAACCGGGCATCTGCTTTCGATGTCGTTCGGCAGTTCGAGGACGCGCTCGCTGAGTACACGGGTGCGCCGCACGTCGTCACGGTGGACAGCTGCACCAACGCGATCTTCTTGTCGTTACTGTGGTGGAGGGCGTCTGGCCCGACGAACGTCGTGGGGGTTCCTCGGCGCACATACGTCGGAGTTGCGCAGTCGGTTCGGAACGCCGGATACAGCATTGAGTGGGACGACTTGCCGTGGGCCGGCTGGTATCCACTACTCGGAACCCCAATCGTGGATTCGGCGCGTCGATTCACGTCCGGCATGTACGAGCTGCTCTCTCCCGCGTCGCTCGTCTGCGTCTCGTTCCAGATCGCGAAGCATCTACCCATCGGCCGCGGCGGCGCGATCCTCACCGACAACGCGAATACCGCGGCGTGGCTGCGTCGCGCTCGCTTCGACGGCCGCACCGCTGGCGATAGCGCCGCACCGATCCAGGTGCCGGGATTTCACATGTACATGCCGCCGCCAGACGCTGCGCGTGGGCTGTGGCTGCTCTCGTGGCTCCCGCGCGATAACGAGGATCTACCGAATGACGACTACCCCGACCTGTCGCTCATCTTTGGGGAACAACATGCGACGGTGTAGCCGGTGCGTTATGCCCGACACGCGCCCGGATCTGCGCATCGACGACCGCGGCATCTGCTCCGCATGTCGCGCCTACGAAAAGCGCCCGGACACTAACTGGTCTGCGCAAGCGCAGAAGTTCGCGGCGCTGATGAAGGATCACCGCGGCACACATCCGGTATACGACTGCGTCATCGGCAGCTCGGGCGGCAAGGACTCGACGTACATCGTGCTCAAGGCGCTGGAGCTCGGCTATCACCCGCTGGTGGTAACAGCCACCACGGACTTCCCCACAGACATCGGCCAGCGCAACATCGCCAACCTCAAGAGTTTGGGCGTGGACACGCTTGAGTTCACGCCCAACCCGGTGGTCCGTCGCAAGCTCAATCGCATCGCGCTCGAGTTGGTCGGAGACATCGAGTGGCCGGAACACGCGGCCATATTCGGTCTGCCGGTGCGCATCGCGCAGGACATGGGGATAGGCGTAGTCCTATACGGTGAGAACCCGCAGAGCGAGTATTCAGGTGGACCGCAGGACGCTATTCTTCTCGATCGCCGCTGGCGGGAGGAGTTCGGTGGACTCTTAGGCTTACGTCCCAAAGACCTGGTCGGCGTCGAGGGGCTCAACTCCGCCGATCTATGGCCTTACGAGTACCCACCGGACACCGCCACTCCCGCCAGAGGCATTTTCCTCGGCCAGTTCTACGAATGGGACGGGTGGCGTAACGCGCTCATTTCCCAGGCTCACGGCTTCATCACGTACCCGCGCATGGTCGAAGGCAACATCTCGGACTACGAGAACCTAGACAACGCCATCGTCGGCATCCACGACTACTTCGGGTTCCTTAAGTTCGGATTCGGCCGCGCCACGGTGATGGCTTCGCTGCACATCCGCCGCGGCAGGCTCACGCGCGCCGAAGGCGTACAGCTCGCGCGGTTGCACGATGGGGCGTTCCCGTTCAACTACCTGGGTGTTCCGCTGGGTCGCATCCTTGACGCGCTCGACATGCCGCAGGCCGACTGGCTGGCGTGCGTCGATCGCTTCGCCAACACGAACATCCTCGAGAAGACGGATGGATTCTGGTTTCTCAAGGAACCCATCGCATGATCGGCGTCATCGAGAGCGGCAACAGCGGCAACGTCCACCGCGCGCTCCACAGCATCGGGTGCGATAGCGAAACGTGGACGGGTACGCAGGACGCGCTCGTGCTGCCCGGCGTGGGTCACTATGGCGCGTTCATGCGCAGCATCGACCGCAGAGCAGTGCGCGCGTGGATAGATGGCGGCGGCAAAACGCTGGCGATATGCGTGGGGATGCAGGCGCTCTACCAGTGGAGCGAAGAGGACTGCACCCCTGGCCTCGGTCTGCTCAAGGGCATGTGCTACCGCTTAGAGGGGCGTGTCCCACGGGTGGGTTGGTTCCCAGTGGACGGTACCTACTACTACTTCACGCATTCGTTCTCAGCCGGAGCGGACATGGTGCGCTACAAGAACACACTCGGCGTGCAGTTCCACCCGGAGAAGAGCGGCCGTGCCGGCATGAAGCTCCTAGCGGAGTGGGCTCGTGATTAGGGTCATCGCCACGATGCTCATCGATCCTGCCCGTGGGGTCATCAAGGGCCAGCAGTTTCAGCACGACCGGGTCATCGGTGAGCCGATCCAGTGGGCGCGGGTGATGTCGAGGATCCGTGAAGTGGATGAGCTGGTGATTTTCGATGTGACCCACAACCCACCGGACCTGGGACTGCTCGAGCGCATCGCTGCGGAGTGCTGGGTGCCTGTGGCATACGGCGGCGGCATCCACGACACCGGTACGGCGCTACGCATCCTCAAGGTCACGGAGAAGGTCGTGCTCAACTGGAAGACGGGGCCGATATGGCAGGAGATTGCTGACAGCGCAGGACTTCAGGCGGTGGTGGGCTGCATCGACTTGTACCCCGGTGCGCCGATCGGTTGCCCCGGTCCATTCGGTGAAGTCCTTGTTCAATCGCGGTTTCGTGACGGGATGATGAATGGCTATGACGTTGAGGCGATAACTGGGCTTCGTGTGGTCACGGATGCGCCGATCATCGCCTCTAGTGGTGCGGGATCGCCCGCCGATTGCGTTGCCGCGGTGCGTGCCGGCGCGGATGCGGTGGCCTGCGGCGCGATGTACGCGTTCAGCGACACGACGCCCAATGACGTGAAGCGTGCGCTGCACGCGGCGGGCTATCCGGTGCGGCTTATGGAGGCGGTGTAGGGAGATGGGATTCCGCAGCACGATCACATCGAGCGATTACTCAGGAGTGTGGCCTGACTGGTTCCGAGAGAAATACGGCAAGAACTTCATGCTTCAGCCAAAGACCACCCTCATCAGCTCGACCTATGAACAGAAGACTTACTTCGGGCCTGCGGTGGACTTGCCCGAGGATGTGCAGAAGGCGCTAAAGGAAATCGGCTTCTGGTCGGACACCGAGTGGCGCGATGAACACAACATCAAGCCGATGGACTTCACGCTCGTGTGGCTCCACGAATGCGGCGGCATCACGAAGGTCGAAATCTATCCCGACGAAATGTTCATGGCGGATGCGGCCAACTGGGAACTCATTCCTCGGGATTACGGACAGGATGGTAATCACAACTACTGCTACGGGTGCAGTGATCTCGCCGAGTTGTCAGAGAGAGCGAAAGCATGACCACCGACCTATGGCGCGGCTCCTTCGGTGACGAGTACCACACACGCAACATGCCCGCGTTCTCATCGAGCAAACGCTCACGCTTCTGGAGCCGCTTCTACAAGGCGTATCCGGTGCGCTCCGTGCTTGAGATCGGCTGCGGCGCGGGCGCGAACCTGCGTTGGGCTACCGCGTATGACATCTACGGCATGGACGTGAACGCGAAGGCGGTGGCGATAGCGAACAGCATCCCTGGCGTGTTGGCCGTGGAGCAGAGCATCTTCGATAAGCGCCTAGCGGATGGGTTCGCGGAGCTCGTGTTCACCTGTGGGGTGCTCATCCACATAGAGACCCTGCGACTTGACGAAGCCATCACCGAGATGGTCCGACTCTCCTCCAAGTATGTCGCTGCGTTTGAGTACGAGGCTGATAAGGAAGAACCGATCCTGTACCACGGCCAAGACAGTGCGTTGTGGAAGCGTCCCTATCGCAAGATTATCAGTGAGCGTTTGGGTACTCCGCTGGGTGGTGGGTTTCTTAGCGCCAAGCAGGGATTCGATCGCGTGACGTGGAGCGTGTGGGCGAAGTGAACTATCACTACAACGGTCCCGCGCGCACGCTCGAGCACGGCACGCGCACCATCCGGCCCGCCACGCTTGCGGACTCGCGCTTCATCTACAACCTTGCGATGGACCCCAGCGTGCGCGAGATGAGCACGCGCAGCGAAGCGTTCAGTTGGGAAGCGCACCAAGACTGGTACGCGGAGAAGCTGACCAATGGTCGTAACCGCATCTGGATCATGGAGGTAGAGGACATACCTGTAGGCCAAGTTCGCTATGGGCGCTGCGAGTGCGAAGAGGATGCTGAGATAGCGATCAGCATCAGTCCTGCGCATCGTGGCAAGGGGTACGGGGCTGACCTTCTGCGTACCACTGAGCCGTGGGCGATGGACTGGCTACATGTACGCAAGCTGGTGGCTCTCGTACTCAAAGACAACGAGGCTAGTTGCCGGCTGTTCCTCGGGTGCGGCTACATGATCGATGGCACTGAGATGCGCATGGACAAGTCACATTGGCGGTTCGTGAAGCAATGAGCGTGTTCGTGATCGCTGACCCCGGCGCTGCTCATTGCATGAGCTTGGATATTGCGAAGCAGATAACCAGGGCCGTTGCGTGGGCGGGTGCCGACGCCATCAAATGGCAGGTGTACCGCGCTGATTCGCTCTATGTACCAGGGGCGTTCCACGACATCGTCGAGCGGTACGAGTTCCCATTGGAGTGGCTGCCGATTCTTGCTGCCCAGGCTGAGCGTCATGGCCTTGAGTTCATGGCCTCAGCCTTCAGTAAGGAGCTCTATGACGCAGTGGACCCATACGTGAAGCGTCACAAGATCGCCAGTCTTGAGTCAGGTGATGATGACCTCATCGCACATGTGGTGAGCAAGGGGAAGCCGGTCCTCATCTCGACTGGTGCATCTGATGCGGTGCCTAGTGTTATTGGCGCCACATTCCTGCACTGTGTCACCGCCTACCCGGCTCCCATTGAGGACGCCAATATGCGTGTGCTGAAAGGGCTTGGTGGTCTCTCAGATCACTCGTCCCATCCAACACTGCTACCAGTCATGGCCGTTGCTCTTGGTGCCACCGTTATCGAGAAGCACATCAGGCTCATCGAGACACCCACAGACAACCCTGACTATGACCATTCGCTACCACCTGCTCAGTTCAAAGAGATGGTCCAAGCCATACGGATGGCCGAGCTAGCGATGGGCGACGGGAACAAGCGCGTTATGCCCAGTGAGCAGGCGCTAGCACCGCTCAAGCGCAAGGCGGGAGGACTACGCGGGTGCTAGGGGTTCGGCTCTGCGGTGGTCATGCTTTGCGCCCACGTCGGCGCGTTCGAGTCCTCGGCCATGCGGTGCGTGTGATGGAGCAACGCGTCGTACATCTCCTGGGTGAGCGTGACGCTCTTGGGCTTGGCGACGGTCTTCTTTGCGGTCTTCTTAGCAGGCACTTCGACACCTCCGTTGTGTGTGCGCCTTATATCAGCATGAAGGGGGCCATTTGAATCTCGAACCGCTCGCCGATCGCGTTGTCATCAAACAACTGCGCAACCCCGCCGAGGCCAACTTTGAGCAGCGCACCGGCTTGGTCGTAGCGGAGACCAATAAGAACCTGAGCTACTGGGGCCTGGTGGTGGCGGTGGGTCCAGGCAAGCCCCACTACATCACCGGCAACGTGGCCCCCATGCCCGTGCAGGCAGGAGACGTGGTGCTGTTCTCCAAGTACGCAGGGTTCAGATACCAGCTACCCGATGATCCCGAGGAATACGTGTGCATTGAGGAGAAGGATCTGATTGGGATACAACGTCGCGATCATCCAAGCTAGGGTCGGAAGCACTCGTCTACCCGGCAAGGTGCTGGCTGATCTGCAAGGCGCACCCGTGCTCCAGCGGGTGATCGAGCGCACCAAGCGCGCCAAGTGCGTGGATGAGGTCATGGTGGCTACTACGGTGAAGGATGAGGACAATGTAGTGGCCGAGCTCGCTACCGCATGTGGTGCCTCAGTGTTCCGGGGCAGCTCACCCGATGTACTACTGCGGTACGTCGGTGCAGCCAAAGCGTCCAACGCGGATGTGGTGGTGCGTATCACCGCGGACTGCCCGCTGATAGACCCTATGGTCATCGACAAGGTCGTATCCCAGCTGAACAGGTCGGTGGACTACTGCTCGAACGTGGTCAAGCGCTCATACCCCCGAGGTCTGGACGTGGAGGCGATGCACCATGACGTGCTCGAGCGTGCCGATCGCCTAGCCTCATCCCAGCCGGCCAGGGAGCATGTGACCCTCACCATCTACGAGGAGCACCCTGGGCTATTCGCCATCCGGCATGTGATGGACGAGGAAGACAACAGCGACCTTAACTTCTGTGTGGATACCGAGCGGGATCTGCACTACATGAGACGGCTGTGGCAGGACCATACCGACCACTGGGGCATGATCGAGAGGGCAAGGTCTCATGTCTAAGCGCTACCACCGCCCCACCAAGCTCACTGAGAGGGAGGAGCAGGTCGTCCTGCTCAGGGCTGACGGCATGCAGGGCAAGGAGATAGCGGACCTGCTGGGCATAGCGCTCGGCACGGTCAGGGCACACCAGCACCACGCGATCCGCAAGTTGGGTGTGCGTACCCTGCGTGGAGCGATGCGCCGCATCCGCGTTGAGCGCTTTCGCATCGCTCACAACGTGTAACGCAAGGCGTAAAGCAATGAACGCGTAGCACCCCTCGCATAGCCCCTATCCATGCGCCTGCTTGCGTACTCTCGGCGTACCCGCAGAGGCGGGTGTTTCGCATAGGCAGGAGTGCTGATGCATGGACTAGGAGACAGCTATGGCATGGTGTCCCAGGACAGGCGTGGTCTCCCTTGCAGGGCAGACACCCTGTGCCCTTACGTCTCGGTGGTGAGGGACGATCTCGCATCCACCCTCCAGGCAGCAGCCCTTACCCGTAACACCCATGAGCATGACGTACACGCATACACCCATGTCCCTATAGGTACAGAGGCATGGTCATACACAGCACGCCTATCCAAGCGTGGGCGCAGCACCCTTGCCTAGCCTCCCTCGCAGGCCCATGCGTATGCGTACACCACAAGCCCCTCCCTCTGCACGTGGGTATGACCATGCATGGAGGGACAGGGCGCGTGCTCACCTGCGTGCGTATCCCACATGCGTGGGGTGTGGTGCGCGTGCGTCCATACCCCATCACATAGAGCCCATTGCGTATGGGGGCGCACGCGATGGTGCGATCGTATCGATGTGTCGCTCATGTCATGCGCTCGCGCACGCCGCGTTGCGCAAGGGGGGGGCGGGTCGAAAACTTGAGGATCGTGAAAGGGCGACTGCGGGGCAACGCAAACTAGGCACCCGCGAGTCTGGCGATTTCGCCTGATGGCAGGACGCGGGCCGATGCCGAAGCCCACCGCGCTGCAAATCTACGAGGGGAACCCCTCGCATCGGCCGCTCCCCAAAGGCGAGCCGAGGCCGCGCGCGATCATCCCTATCGCGCCCGATCACCTCGATGAGCTCGGAAGCGCGTTCTATGAGCGCCTTATCCAGGTCATGACGCCTGTTACCGGGTGGCTCACCGAGGCGGACTTCGTGACCGCGGGCGAGCTCGCGAACTGGATGTCGATCTACCGCAAGGCGGACGCGATGCTGAAGCAGCACGGCAGCACGTACATCACCGCGTTCACCGACAGCTCCGGGCAGGAGCACAAGCAGTTCAAGGCATTCCCCGAGGTGAAGATCCGCAAGGACGCCTGGGTGGAGTGCGTGAAGCTGCTCGACCGCCTCGGGCTATCGCCGGCCGCAAGGTCGCGGTTGATCCTCTCCAAGAGTCAAGATGAAGACGACGATCTCGATTCCACGTAAGAGTGGCTACACGGATGGGGAGTACGTCTACCGCAGCGAGGTCGCAGAGAAAGCCGTCGCATGGTTCGGGCGACACCTCCGCTTCCCCGAAGAGCCCCACGCAGGGGAGCCGTTCGTCCTCACCGACTGGCAGGCCGATTACGTCCGCTGCCTCTACGGGTGGAGGTCTAGAGCCAACGAGGATCGACGCCGCTACACACGAGCGTGGCTTGAAGTGGCTCGCGGAAATGGAAAGACGGCTCTCCATAGCGGTCTTGGAATCAAGGGTCTACAAGGAGATGGTCGTCGAACTCCTAGTGTGGTGTCTGCTGCCACGGACCGAAACACCGCTGGAATCATCTTCAAGTACGCCGCCCGCATGGTTCTCTTTGACAAAGGCTTGGCCTCCAAGCTCCGTATCCTCGACTCCACCAAGCGCATCCTCCGAAAGACCGGGACCGGCGTTTACTTCGTCATCTCTGCTGACGCCAACCGCGCCCACGGCTACCACCCGACGCTCGTCCTCCTCGACGAGGTCCATACCCAGCCGTCGCGAGAGCTCTACGACGTGCTGAGCACATCCCAGGTCACCGTGGACGATCCGCTCATGGCGATGAGCACGACCGCTGGCTTCGACCGAGAGTCCATCTGCTGGGAGCTGCACGAGCGCGCTCTGATGGTGGCGCAGGATCCCTCGATCGACCCGAACCTGCTGGTGGCGATCTACGCAGCGGACGAGAACGACGACATTGAAGACCCCGCGGTGCAGCGCAAGGCCAATCCCAACCTCGGCATCACCGTGTCTCAGAAGTTCCTCTCCGACCGTGTGGCGGAGGCCAAGCGTTCCCCGGCCGAGATGAACAAAGTCCTGCGCCTGCACTTCAACGTCTGGACCTCCACCGAGACGGCCTGGATCCTGGACAAGGACTGGATGGCCGGGGCCACGATCCTCCCCGACCTAAAGGGCCGCTTGTGCTACGGCGGGCTTGATCTCGGGTACGCCGACGACATGGCCGCGTTCGCGCTGTTCTTCCCGCCGAAGGCTTCGGGTGAGCCGTACCGGGCGCTCGTGTGGTACTGGCTCCCCGAAGCCGCCATCGCCAAGCGCCGGCACAAGGTCCCGTATGACCTGTGGGTATCGCGTGGACTAATCCGTGTGACGCAGGGCGATGCGGTGGACTTCGGTCGCATCCGCGAAGACATCATCGCGCTCTCGCACCAGTACAACATCATCGAGATCGGCTATGACGAGTGGCAGGGCAAGCAGATCGCGCAGGAGCTCGAGGCCAACGCGCTGTACATGATCGCGCTGCGTCAGGGCTACCACGACATGAGTTTCCCGGTGGAGCAGCTGGCAGCGATGGTTGCCAATCGCGAGTTCCAGCACGACGGCAATGACGTGCTCAGATGGAACGTGGGCAACGTGATCATGGAGCAGGACCCATACGCCCACCTGCGTCCGGTGAAGAAGAAGTCCAAAGAGAAGATCGACGGACTCGTCGCCCTGCTCATGGCAGTACGCCAGGGCCGTCTACAAGAAGGCGTGTTCCAGGGAGGTATCTCCGTTGGCTAACTGGAGGGAGCGTCTTGCGCTGGCGTTGATCCCGAAGGAGTCCCGCGCACTTACCGCCAACGATGCTGTCCGCGGACTGTGGTCGGGCGTGCAGACTTCGACTGGCCTACGCGTGGACGAGAAGACCAGCCTCCAGGTCATTGCGGTGTTCAACGCGATCAAGATCCTCTCTGAAGGCTTCGCGCAGATCCCGCTCAAGCTCTACCGCCGCGAAAACAACGCCCGCGTGGAGGTGCGCGACCACAACCTCTATAAGCTGCTGCACGAAGCGCCGAACGACCGCATCGCTGCGTTCAACATGCACGAGCACTGGATGATGTCGCTGGGACTCTGGGGCAACAGCTACACGCAGATCATCCGCAACATGCGCGAAGAGATCGTAGAGCTCTGGCCGCTGCACCCAGGATTCACGAAGCCCACCCGCACATCGGACGGCCGAATCTTCTACCGCTGCACGGTCAACAGCGACCCCACCGGCCACAACCCCAGCACGGAAGAAGTTGTGCTCCGCGAGGATGAGGTACTGCACATCCGCGGTCTGTCCCTGGACGGCTTCATGGGTATCTCCCCGATCCAGATGATCCGCGAGAACATCGGTCTAGCCGACGCTTACACACAGTTCGCCGGAAAGTTCTTCGCCAACGACGCGATGGACTTTGCGCTGTTCACCGAGCGGGTGATGCAGCAGCCGCAGCTCGAGGAGATGCATAAGGAGTGGAGCGAGAAGCACGGCGGGCTGAACAAACACCGTCTCGCCATCTTCCACGGCGGACTCAAGCCCGAGAAGATCGGGATGCCTCTAGACGACGCGCAGTTCCTCGAGCAGCGCGCGTTCTCGCGCGAGGAGATCTTCAGCTTCTACCGGATCCCGCCGAACTTCTATGCCGCGGACAAGGTTAGTTCGTGGGGCACCGGAATCGAGCAGATGCAGATCGGCTTCATCAAGTTCACCCTGGACCCCTGGTTCGTGCGCGCGGAGCAGGCGCTTAACCTCAAGTTCCTCAACGCGAACGCGCAGGGCGCGCTCTACGCCGAGTTCGACCGCGAAGGTTTCCTACGAGGCGACTTCAAGACGCGCATCCAGGGCTACAAGGATCTGTTCAACATGGGCGTCATCAGCAACGTGGGCATCGCGCGCATCGAGAACATGAAAGCCCCGCCCACCGAGGTGTGGCTGGTGCCGTCCAACATGACGCCAGTGGACAAGATCGACGCCATCGCGGACAAGGCCGCGAAGCCCGATCCCGCTCCGGTCATCGCGCCGCCAGGAGAGAAGCCCGCCCTGACCGCGCCGAAGCCCGCCGCCAAGCCGCGCACCGCGACCGATCCGGGGAAGTTCGTGCGCTCGTACATGGATACGTTCAAGCATCGCCAGGACACCGACCCGCAGCCGCTCGAGCGCGAGATCGTGCGCGGCGGCAACGCGTTCCTGTACGCAGCCTATCGCGCGACCGGAGTTACCGAGATGATCTGGGTGGCTGGCGATGACTGCGATAAGTGCATGGAGCTCGACGGGCAGACGCGTACCTTCGAGGACAAGCACCCGCCGATATGCGACGAGTGCCGCTGCATCGTTCTGCCGGCTGGCGAGACGCGCACCGAGAGTGGCGTCAGCCCCATCACGATCAACAACTACCAGCCGCCAGTCACCGTGCCGGTCACCGTCGAGCCAGCGCAGGTGAAGATCGAGCAGGCCGCTCAGGAACCGCCCGTCGTAAACATGCCGGCGTACGAGCAGCAGCCCGCGCCGATCATCAACGTCAATGTCGAACCGACTCCCGTCACCGTGCGCAACGACGTGAAGACGCCCGAGGTCCATATCAAGAACGAGGTAGATGCCTCACCAAAGGGCGACATCACTCTCGAATACGATGAGGCGCAGGGGCGTCTAAAGAGCCTTAAGCGCAAGAAGACCTAGATGGCTGACCTCTCCTTCGTCCAGGTCGCCCCCGACTCCACCGGCAAGCGCCTACGCACGACCGCTGTCGATGACGGCGGATCGACGATGCACCAAGAGATCATGGTCGTGGCCGGCGGGACCGGCGACATCTGGGAGCCCAGCCTCGACGCCATCCCAAGCTCGTCGTCTGTCGCCATGCCGGTTCGGGTTGTCCATACCTCCTCCGCAGTGCTCATCGGGTCCGTGTCGGTGGCCAACAACGTCCCGGTCACGCTGCTGACCTCGCCAATCTCGATCCAGTCCAACGCCGGCGACCCCGACTCCGTCCCGGTCACCGTCTATTCGTCCTCGGCTTCGGCGCTAAACGTGTTCCTCTCCACTGCGCAGAACACATCCGGGATCGACCCTCGCATCGTCACCCCATCAAGTCAGTGGACCGTTACCGCCGCTCTCCCCGCAGCCTCGACTATCTCTGTTGCGCCGACGAGCCAGTGGGATGTGCGCGTCGTTGGCGCAGGTTCCTCTGGGGTGGCCGGGACCAACCTCATCTCCACCGGATTAACCGGAGCCGCGATTGACCCGCGCCAGGTGACGCTGCAAGCGGGCACGACAGCGCTTGTCGGCGCGGTGCAGGCCACCGTCGTCGCGGGCACCTCGGGCGCGGGCATCGGCGTCATCATCTCCACGGCCGCGGGATCCGCCGCGATCGACCCGCGCCAAATCAGCGCGGGCTCGACGCTGGACGTTCGCGTCATCGGTGCAGGCTCCTCGGCCACAGTCGGCTCGGTGCTCATCACCACGGGCCTCGGCGGCGCAGCAATCGACCCGCGCGCCGCATCGCTGACGGCGTCGTCGTCGCAGACGTTCCCGACGCAGCTCTCCACCTCACCCAACTCGGCATACATCGACCCGCGGCAGGTCACACTCCAGGCCGGAACGACCGCCCTCGTTGGCGCGATCGCCATTTCAACGGCTGGCAACGAAGTCCAACTGGCGATGAACAGCACGACCTACCGCACGCCGCACACGTACTTCTCGACTGGTGGTGCGATCGGGACCGAGGCGATGGTCTCGCTGCGACACACCCGAAATGCCGCCGCGGCAACGTCGGGGACGTTCTTCGCCTCGTCCGCCCTGCCGTATCGGATTGGGCCGATTACCGTCTCGGTTTACAACACGACGAACGCGCTAAAGACCGTGAGTCTGGTACTGATGGGATCGACCACTTCCACTGGCACGTCCACCGCCGGCAACCCGCTCTGGAACGCGACGTTCACAGTCACTCCACCGACCAGTACCTTCGCGACGAACGTCGGCAACACGTGGGTATTCCCGACGATGATCCTGATGCCGTCCTCGATGTCGTTCGGTCTCGATGCGGTGGCGTCGTCATCGGGGAACATCGTGGCCGTCTGCATCTGCGCCGAGGAGATGATGTAGGTGCCGTCCCTCGCGCTGCGCTCACTCTGGGAATCGGGGACCACCCCACCGCCTACGCCAGTGGTGGCGGCAGGCGGCGGAGGGATGGATGAATGGCCGCGCCGCCCGCGCCGATCCCGCGTCCCGCTCGAGCAGCAGCTACTCGCGCTGTGGGCCGCGGGTGAGATCACCGATGACGAGCTCGCGCGGCTGCTCAAGGGCTAACGCTTTTAGTAAAGCAACCGCGCGCCGCGTCGCGTAGTTGGCCTTTGCGGGCCGCGCGCTTCTCGCTACGTTGCCCGCATGGAGATGCGTCGCCTCACGTTCCCGATGGAAGTGCGCGTCCTCGATAACGAGGGTGCGCCGCGCATCGACGGCTACGCCGCCGTCTACAACTCCAACTCCGAGGAGATGGGCTTCTACGAGAAGTTCGTAGAGCGCATCACCACTGGGGCGTTTGATGGCGTGCTTGGTGATGATGTCCGGGGGCTGGTCAACCATGACCCCAACTTCGTCCTCGGACGGACCAAGTCCGGGACGCTACGGCTCTCCGCCGACTCAAAGGGTCTGCACTCGGAGATCACGCCCCCGGACACACAGTGGGCGCGCGACCTGATGGTCTCCATGAAGCGCGGAGACATCGACCAGATGTCCTTCGGCTTCACCGTGGCCAAAGGTGGCGAGCACGTCGAGGACGACGGCAAGGTGCGGGTCATCGACAAGGTCTCCCGCCTGTTCGATGTCTCCGTCGTCACCTTCCCCGCTTATCCAGCCACTTCGGTACAGGCCCGCGAGATCGTCGTCACCCAAAGGGGACGCCGTCCCATGTTCGCAGCGGTGAGCATGGGCCAGCTCGACCGGCGCATCCGCAGGGCTCGCGCACTCAGCCTACGAAAGGAGCCATAACAAATGGCTACGTGGACTGAGCTGGTCGAGGAACGGAATCAGCTCGTTAACCGCCTCGTCGCGATCAAGGAGACCGCCGAGCAGAAGTTCAAGGGCGGCGAGCGCGAGGCCAACGTCCTGACCCCTGAGGAACAGGAAAACACCCACCAGCTCTCAAATGACCTAGACGCTGTGGAGGGCGAGATCAACGCCATCCAGGAGCAGCGTGCGCTCGAGAAGCGCATCGCCGACGCCCAGTCCAAGAGCGCGGAGCTTGAGGACTACGGAAAGCGGCACCAGACCACGCCCGTCGAGAAGATGATCTCTCGCAACAAGCGCCCCAACTCCGGTGCCCAGTATTCGGAAGAGTTCCGCGACTGGCTGCGCACCGGCCAGATGGGCTACCAGATGCGTGCCCTCCAGAAGGACGTTGACTCCGCTGGTGGGTACACCGTCGCCCCGGAAGAGTTCTACGCCGAGCTCATCCGCAACGTCGATGACCTCGTTCAGATCCGTGGCATGGCTCGCAAGATCACTACCACCGCCAACAGCGTTGGCATCCCGGTGCTCAACAACAAGATGGCTGCGGCCACCTGGGGCACCGAGCTTCAGGTCGCCACCGCCGACGCCACGATGGACTTCGGCAAGCGCCGCCTGACCCCGCACCCGCTGACGGCGCAGATCCTCGTCTCCAAGCTGCTCCCGCTCCAGGCGTCGATCCCGATCGATGAGCTGGTGCGCAGCGAGTTCTCACGCGTCATCGGCGAGCTTCAGGAGGTCGCCTTCATGGCTGGCGACGGAAACCAGAAGCCGCTTGGGGTGTTCCGCGCAGACGTTCAGGGCATCTCGACCAGCCGCGACATCACGGCGGGAGCGTCTTCGGTCAACCAGACCGGTGACAACCTCATCAACACGTTCTTCAACCTCAAGCCGCAGTACCGCACGAACGCGGAGTGGCTGCTCAGCCGCAACTTCGTCCGCGGCATCCGCACGCTCAAGGACAACAACAACCAGTACCTCTGGACGGCTGGCCTGGGCTACACCCAGTCCATCGTCGCCGGTGCTGGTCCGCAGATCCTCGACCGTCCGTACCGCGAGTCGGAGTTCGCTCCGGGCGTGGCCGCGTCGGCCGGGTCGTCCGGCGTCGGCACTGCGTCCTCGGGCTACACCGCCATCGTTGGCGACTTCAGCCGCGGTTACTGGATCGTCGATGGCCCCGGCCTCGGCGTCCAGCGCTACGACCAGATCAACGCCGCGACCAACCAGGACACGTACATCGGGCTCTTCCAGGTCGATGGAGCTCCAGTGCTCGAGGAGGCGTTCTCACGTGCCCGCCTCTCGACGCAGTAAGGAGGGAGCGAAATGGCACAGCTAACGTCACAGGCTTACATCTCGTGTCTGTTCACGCCGGTCCAGAGCGCCACGCTCGGCGCAGGCTCCAGCGCAGTGAACGGCATCACCGCAGCCACTGTCGATATGTCCGGGTGGAACGGCGTCGTGTTCATCTGGGGTCTGATCGGCGGCGGCACATCAGGTGTCGTTGACTTCTCGGTCCGCGCATCCAGCGCGGCCCGCAGCGTCTCCGGTGCGACCGCATCGGATTTGGGCGCGATCCTTCTCGGCTCGACCTCAACGCTGACGGCGAGCTCGTCGCAGACCTACGGCGCGTTTGTGGTGGACATCTACAAGCCGCGTCAGTACGCGACTGTGGGCAGCGCCCCGTTCCTGTACCCACAGCTCAGCATCGCGTCGTCATGCGCGCAGCTGGGGCAGTGCTTCGCGATCCAGTACGAACCGCGTGTGGCTGGCAACACCACCGCACGCACCACGTCCTCGGTCCCGCAGTCAACGCAGTCCAGCACCGGTGCCGGCACGGCCGGCCAGTCGGGAATCGTCGGCGGAGTCGTCCGCGCAGTGAGCCCGAGCACCTAGTCCTTCTTCGCGCTGGGGGGCGGGGGGAGCTGTCCTTCTCCTCCCGCCCCACAACTTAATGAGGAGAGCGTCTTGGCGAACGAAAGCCCAAGCGACGGCCAGAGCGGGCCTCCGATCCTTGTCCCCGCAGGCGTACTCAACGTCTCCCCTTCAGAGACCGGGGCGGAGGCGCTGGCCAAGATCAGAGCGCAGAAGCGCAAGAAGCTGGCGATCGTCGGCTTCGCTCCGAGCTCCTACAAAGACGCGCCGTTCCAGTACCCCGAGTGGGAGGTCTGGGGGCTGAACGAGGCATACACGCTCCCCGGCTTCTCCCGCGCGGATCGCTGGTTCGAGATCCACATCCGGCAAGAGGTGGACATCTCCACGCGCGACCCCAATCACATCGCGTGGCTGCGCTCGCGCAGGGACATGCCCATCTACATGATCCGCGAGTTCCCCGACATCCCGATGTCCGTCGAGTACCCGCTGCGCCAAGTCGTTCAGAAATGGGGCCAGTACCTAACCAACACGATCACCGACATGATCCTGCTGGGTGTAGAGGAAGGCTTCGAGACCATCGGTGTATGGGGCGTGGACATGGCGCAGGGTGGCGTGTGGGGCCAGCCCTCCGAGTACGCCGAGCAGCGCCCCTCCTGCGAGTGGGCGCTGGGCATCGCGCAGGGCCGCGGCATCCACGTGTACGTCCCGCCGGCCTCGGACCTGCTCAAGTCCCCCGGCATCTACGGCTGGGAGGGCGACGGGAACCAGATGCGGATGAAGATCCGCGCCCGCTCGATGGAGCTCCAGGGCCGC